ATCTGTTCTAGTTCTGGCACGTTCTGGGCTTGATTTGCCTGCAGATTGTGCCCATACTGTGCCGGAACTGCAACCCCCTTTTGCTCGAACCGATACCAGAACTGGATTTTTTTAAGAAGCAGCACCGTTACCGCTGGCGTGGAAACTGGATTTTGGAAAGCGTCTGCGACGTTTTGCAAGAGGAGTTAAATCCTTTTGCTAAGAAAAAAATTGAAGAAACCAAGCATGGTGAAGATGGTTGGCTTGTAAGAGGTGAAACAATTCACCGCAGTCTGGATCGTTATTTAAAAGGAGAGGCAGTCACGCACGACTACAAGTGGCTCCCTTGGATTGATGCGTTATTAGGTGCTGAGCTTTTCCAGGGGATTAAAACGCTTGCCAGCGAATACTGCGTTGTGGATCGCTACAACAGCGTTGCTGGCAGCTTTGATTTTTTGATCTGCCATAAAGATGATCCTGGCTTTGTAATTCTTGGAGATCTGAAAACCGTAAGCAGTGCCAAGGCTGTTTCAGGCAGAAAACCAGCGACAGGGCAGCTTGGTGCATACACCAAAATGCTTGGGCAGCACTTTGGGCACATAACAGTCACTCAATGCGTCACCGTCGTTTCAGGCCCTGGCAAAGTCAAAATTATTAGGGAGGAGCCTCAAGACTGCATCAACGCATGGGAAGAGGCGTATGGGCGCCACCAAGCAAAATATGCCGCTTTCGACTTCTAATAAATGCGGACTAGAACCGGCTCACGCGCCTGCATCCCTCACTCCTGATCCGCTGCAAGAGACTCTGTCGCATCCGTTACAAAGGATACGAAACCACCATAACCAC